CTTTAGGAACTATGGTTGTATGCTTTGAGGAATACTCAACTGCTGATAGATGGTGTAGAGAACAAGCAGGATATAAAAGTAATGTAGAAATACTACAGAACTTAATAAGTAAAAATTGATGCTTATGAAACAGATCACACACTATAGTGATTAAAAGAGGGATCTAGGTGATAGCAGGTTTCTCTTTTTTTTTGTACCTTTTTTAAATGGCAAGAAAAGTTAAAAGAAAAACATTAGTAAGAAAGTTAGATAAGATCTTCTCACAATACATAAGAGAAAGAGATACAAATAGCAAAGGTTATGGTAAGTGCTGCACATCAGGTAAAACTATTCACAAAAGCAAAGGTCATGCAGGTCATTTTATTAGCAGAAGATTTATGTGTACTAGGTGGGATCCTGAGAATGTACACCTCCAATCAGCATATGACAATACATTTTTAGAAGGTAGACAATATGAATATGCCTTGTTTATTAATAATAAATATCATGCAGATAAAGCTACTGAATTGCTAATAAAGTCAAGGGAAACCTGTAAGTTTTCAACAGATGAATTAGAGGAAATGATAGAACATTATAAAACTTTATTGGAAAAAGTATAATATATTATAATATTATTTGTATATTAGCAGTAAGAAAAACATTTAATTTTGAGTATATATAAAAATAAGGGTGAAGAACCTACTGCAAAAGACAGTATGATCCAAGACCAAAAACTAAGGTTTGATCAACTGCTACAACTCTATAAAGATCTAGCATCTGAATATAGAGAATTATTAAGAGAAAATACTAACCATAAATTCAAGATTTCTGAACTAGAAGGTAAAGTTGAGGCTCTAGATAATATATTCCAAAAATGGAAACAGTCCAATGAGGACATAAAAAAAAACCTTAATCCAAATTTAATTTATGATGGAATCCAAGAATATAAAAGTTAGTACAATAAAATTTATAGAAGAAGATGGAACATGGTCCAATGGTGATCATACATACATCAAATACAAACTTCATCTTAACAATGGAGAAAAACCTGAGTTCTTAGCAAAGAATCAATCTACAATAGACAAACTTAATGTAGGTGATGATGTTAGATACTCTTATAAAAAAGAAGGGCAGAATTTTGCCAAGATAGAAAAAGAATTTAATCAATCTAAATTTAATAACATGAGTAAAAACACTAATCAGAGTACAGCCACAAATGGTATGTCTCAACAAGAATCTATTGCTAGATCTGTAGCATGGAATAATGTAAGTCAATTTGTATTCTCTGAGGAATTTCAGAAATATGATGATAGTAAATTAGTAGATCAAGATGGTAAGCAGTTAATATTTTCTACTAGACAACAGAAGATGATAAATCAAGCTGCCTCTGCTGCAAACATAATATATAAAGAACTATTAACTAAACCTAAATAATCATGCCACAAGAAAATAAACCTGATTTTGTAGGGGGTGTATATTTAGATGAATCACCTAAAGATTTTGTAATATTAAAAATGAGGATGCATGTTGATAGATTTCAACAGCACCTAGATAATCCTTATGTTAAATCTTTTGTTCAAAAAAACAATGGATATTTAACAATGGATGTTTTAAAAAGTAAGAATGGAAAGTTGTATATTCCACATAGTGAATTTGTACCTGAGAAAAAGGTAACTACAGTTGAACACAATCCTGATAGAAATTTAGATTCAGGATATGCTAAAAATGATAACCCATTTGAAGATTAGAACATGATACTAGACATTAAATCCCAACTTGATCTTATACATAAAATCAGAAATGGTGAAATCAAGGAGGGGTTAGCTCTAGGTATTAAATCATTTGATACATATTTTAGATTTAAAGAAGAATTTGGTGTGTTCTTAGGACATAGTAATGTAGGTAAAACACACTTTTGTTTCTACTTAATGTTTCTATATTCATATAGACATGGGTTAAGATGGTTATGTTATAGTAGTGAGAATGAAGTTTACAGTAATATAAAAAGAATAATAGAGTTTAAATGTGGTCTGCCCATTAACAAAATTGATGAGGAGGAGTTGGAGAAGGCAAGTAAGTGGGTGGATTCACATTTTAAATTTATAGCAATAGATGATATACAGACATATAAAACTCTACTTGATCTAGGAACAGAGATAAAAAAGTCATGGGATTACAATGGTTTTTTAATAGATCCATATAATTCCTTAGCTAAAGACAGAGAGTTGTATAGAAGTGTAGGTGGACATGAATATGATTACACAGTTTGTAGTGAGTTCAGATTGTTTTGCCATAAACATAAAGTAGCATTATGGCTTACTACTCATGCAGTAACAGAGGCACTTAGAAAAGTACACCCTGCTCATCATGAATATGCAGGTTATCCAGTTTGCCCAAAATTTAGTGATTGTGAAGGAGGTGGCAAATTCTCAAATAGACCTAACTTTTTTTGCTCAATTCATAGGATGGTTCAACATCCATTGGACTGGATGATTACAGAGATGCATGTTTTAAAAATTAAAGACACTAGTACTGGGGGTATGCCCACCAGTTTTTTAAGCCCAATCAAGATGAGATCAGTAATAAATAATGTTGGTTATAGTATAGAAGGAGAGGACATGATAAGAATGATAGATGAACATACTGGAGAAAGCATACCAAAAACATAAGACTTGGCTAAACATTTGTAGATCATTTGGATTGGATAATGAGACAGCTAAAGACATAGTATCAGAAATGTATTTAAAATTACATGACATAACAGAAAAAGGAACTGACATTACATATGGTAAAGATGATATTAATTATTATTATATTTTTAAAATACTCTACACAATGTTTTTGCAATTAAAAAAGAAACAAAGTAGAGTTAGGTTTGTAGATGAAGATGTATTAAAACATATAGAAGGACCTATGGAAGTTGAATATGCTGTACTAGAAAAAAAGTTTAATGATGAGTTTGACAAGCTGCATTGGTATGATCAAAAAGTCTTTGAAATAATTGCATCAGGAACTAAAATTTCTGTGCTTAGTAGAAAGACAACAATTACATATATAAGTCTATACAATACTTATAGAAATGTAAAGAAGATGTTAAAGAAAAAAATGGGATTATGAAACTAGGAGATTTAGTAGAGTTGGTAATAAGAAAAATAACATTAGGTTATGGTAAAAGTTTTGCAAAAGCAGTTGCTAAGTTATTTGGTTATAAAGATTGTGGATGTGATAAGAGGCAAGAGAAGTTAAATAAATATATAATTACAAAAGATGGCATTAAGAAGTTATAAGGTATTGCTTAGGCAACAAATGGAAGAAGATGATTACATGAGTTTCACAGGATTTAAAGAAACTATGGAAACAGGATTTAGTGATAATGATTTAAAAATTGTATACACATTACATGCAAAATATTTTGATCATAAGTATACTGTTCCATGTGGGTGTGGAGGAGTTAGGAAGATGGACACAATTAATGTGTGGATAAAGGATCTACAAAAAATTTATGATAATGGTGTTCAGTCCAAAAAGTTATCAGAATAAAGAAAACTGGAAGAAGGGTGAATTATCTGAAAAAAGATTTAAAGAATATATGGACAAAATAGGAATAGGTGCAGAGAAAACATCAGAGCAAATTGACAGGTTTGATCATATAGATTTTATTGTAGGAGATAATACACCAGTAGATCTAAAAGGAGATAAGAATACTGATGCAGTATGGCTAGAAAAGACAAATGTGTTTGGAGGCAAAGGATCATTATTAGGTAAAGCTAAATTTATTGTAATAGAATATCTAGACATTAGTGCTTATGTATTTTACAATAGACTTAAATTGGTTGAGTATATAAAACAGTTTAAAGGCATATGCAAAAACAAATCTGACTATCATTGTTTATATACTAGAGAAGGTAATAAAGATGTAATAATAAAAGTAAGAGAATCAGATATTAAAAATTATGAGAGATTTAGATTTCACTACTAGAATACCTGCAAAGGATATGGACAGAGAATTGATTAGTAAAAAACTAGACAATTTAAAAGACCTCCAGTATATAACAAATGCTGAGATAGCTAACAACATATTATTAGAGTATCAAAAAAAGAATCCTACTAATGAAAAGTTAGAGACATTAATAAATGCTGTAGTACAAATACATTTTTATGTAACAGAGCTACAGAATGATAGACATCTTTTGATGTTGAGTATAGATGAATATAGAGCAGATAAATTAAGAGCAGTTGAAAGAGCTAGAAAGGCTGAATCCAAATTGGAGACCAAAAAAGATTGAACTAGGAGTAGAAGTAGAATTTGAACCTAACACAATCTATGTTGGTGCAGAGGTAGATATAGAAAATCTGATAATAGATCAGCTTAATGCTGTATGGATGGACTATGAAGCTATACCAAACATGTATGAGGAGGTATTGATAACATTTCAAAACATGGAGTTGTTAGCTAGAATAATAGGAAAGTTCTACCATGTACATGGAGATAGATTATATATAACAGTAACACTTAAACTACAAGAATGAAAATAACACTATTAGATGGTCAAACATATGACAAAGAAGAATTAGTAAAGAAGTCTTATGATAATGATTTTTACTACAATTTTTTAGGCAAGTATGCTTTCAGTAGCACAACTATAGGACATTTACTATCTTCTCCTAAAACATATAAACACATATTAAAATATGGTCAAGCAGATGCTCAAGCATTTAGGGATGGATGGTTAGCTCATGTTGCAGTATTAGAACCTCATGTCTTTGAGAAACAAATCTTTGTTGATGTACAATCAAAAAATACAAAGAAGTATAAAGATGCAGTCAAAGAATTTGGTAAAGTGTTTACCATGAAAGAAAAACATGATGCAGAGAGGTTGGCTGATGCTTTACTTAGAAATGAAATGGTGTTAGAGAAATTATCTAACTCTGATTTTGAAGTATCAGAAATAGGTGAAATAGGATTTGATGATGGGATGAAGTTTCCATTTAGAGCTAAAGCAGATATTTTAGGAAACAACTCAAGTATGTATGATCTGAAAACAACAAGCTCATTACAGGGTTGGAAATACTCAGCAAATAAATATAATTATGATGTGCAGCTTTTTATATACTGCCAACTCTTTGACATATTACCTAATAGAATGGGATTTATTGTTATAGATAAAGGATCACTTGATATAGGATATGCAGAGGGAAATGAGGAGTTTTATCTTAGTGGTGCAGCAAAAGTAAAAAGAGCTTTAGAGACTTATGAGGAATGGTTTATGCAGGAAGTAGATTTAGATCAATATTATATAAACATAGAACTATGAAACACTATATACCAAAAGCAGATTTAAGATACTATTTAAGAACTACTAAAAAAGACAAAGAGTTCCAACAAAGAATACTCAGGTATTTATGTTATGGAGTTCCATTTTGTACTGTTTGGGTTGTCTTGATAATTAACTTTTTATTTTTTATATTTACTGGAAAGGCAGGATAGAAGATGAAGATTTGTTGCAGATGTGAGATAGAGAAACCAATATCAGAATTTCACAATAAAACAAGCAGCAAAGATGGTTTAGATAATAGATGTAAAGATTGCAAAAGGAATTACAATAAGACATGGACAGAAAGCAATAGAGATCATGTCAGAAAATATAATAGAGAGTTTGTTCAAAAACAAAGGAGGGATCCTAGAAAAAGAATGTACAAGAATCTAATGGCTAGAGCATCTAAATTTAAGAAAAGAAAAGGTCTAGAAGTAAGTAAAAGCTATAAGGAGATACTAGGATGTTCAAGAGAATATTTAGGAAAGTATATAGAGAGTAAGTTTGATGATAATATGAATTGGGATAATTATGGAATATACTGGGAGCTTGATCATGAGATTGAATTGTTTAGAGTTAAAGATGTTCAGGACTTTGAGTTGATAAATCACTTTACTAATCTAAGACCATTAGAAAAGAATAAAAACAGAATGAGGAATTATGAGTAGAAAAGATTATCCAGTTTGGACTGGAGTTATAAATTACTTTCCTGATGCATTAATGGAAGTATCAAGAGTGAGTAAGATTGGAAATGACCAACATCACAAAGGTAAACCATTACATTGGGATAAGAGTAAGAGTATGGATCACCTAGATGCTTTAACTAGACATCTAATACAAGCAAAGGAAGATGATGATGATGGAGTATCACATTTAGCTAAAGTAGCATGGAGAGCTTTAGCAGCATTACAAACTAAATTAGAAAAAGATGATAAGAACAAAGAGTAGGATCAGAAACCTGATAGATGAAATAGAAGCATTATCAGGACTAAAGATCTTTGAGCAAACTAGAAGGAGAGAAACAGTAGAGGTAAGATCTCTATTCTATACAGTATTAAGAAAATTCTACAGGTTTAACCTAAGAGAGATACAGGAGTTTGGAGAGGAATATGGTTACTACATAACTCATGCAAGTGTAATACATAGCTTAAAGTCTTTTGAAGTGTATAAGACATACAATAAAAACCTAGAGGATTGGTTTCATGCAATTATTATTGATCTTGAAGAAGATGTGGCAGCATCTAGAATAGACTTCATAAAACCTAAACTTAAATATTTATCAGAAGATGATCTGTTAAAGTTATCAACAATGGTAAAAGAAATGTATGAAGAATCAATTATACAAATGAAAGAGGAAAGTTTACAAACTTGACATAAAATAGACAAAAAAGGAAATGGCAAAGGATAAAGGGAAATTCTTAGAAGTGTTTGCATCTAAATTAGGTAATGTAAGTAAGGCATGTGAAGCTGCTCAGATCAGTAGACAGACATACTATGATTGGATGAAAGATAAAGAGTTCTCAGGAAAGGTAGAGGAAGTAAGAGAAGGTTTATTAGACTTTGCAGAACACCAGTTATTATCTAACATAAAAGATGGCAAGACAGCTGAGATCCTATTCTACCTAAAAACTAAAGGAAAGAAAAGAGGGTATATAGAAAGACAAGAACTTGATACAGTAGGTGATAAGTTATTTGAGGTTAAGATACTGAAGAATGAAACAGATACAGACTAATGTTGTATTTGAACTACTAGAAAAGAATACATCTAAAATAACATGTTTACAAGGAGGTTCTAGATCAGGTAAAACTTACAATACTTTATTATGGATTATATTCTCATACTGTAATAAGAATACTGGTAAAGTTATTAGCTGCTGTAGAAAGACTATGCCCAGTCTCAAAAGTTCAACAATTAGGGATTTTTTAGAGATACTTAGAAACAATGATTTGTATTCTGAGATCTATCACAACAAAACATCTAATGAGTATTGGTTAAATGGAAATCTAATAGAGTTCTTTAGCTTAGATATGGGATCTAGGGTTAGAGGTAGAAAGAGAGATCTCCTATTTATTAATGAGGCTAATGAGATAGACTATGAAGCATGGAATCAATTACTGTTTAGAACAGATGGAAGAATTATCATTGACTATAATCCTCATGATCAGTTCCATTGGATCTATGATAAAGTGTTAGAGAGAGATGATGCAACACTACACATCTCAACATTCATGGACAATCCATTCTTATCAGAAAACTTAAAGACTGAGATTCAAAGACTAAAAGATACAGATCATGATTACTGGTTGGTCTATGGATTAGGACAAAGAGGACAAAGCAGATCATTGGTGTTTAAGTTTCATATTTGTAATCAGATTCCTGAAACAGCTAAACTACTTTCCTATGGATTAGACTTTGGATTTGCTAGTGATCCTAGTTCAATGTGTGCTACTTACATAGATGGTGATAACATGTATTCTAAAGAGCTTTTATATAAGAAAGGATTAACTAATCAAGATCTAGCTTTAGAGTTTGTTAAACTAGGCTTAGATAGAAGGGATGAGATCTTTGCAGATAGTTCAGAACCAAAATCAATAGAGGAGATTCATAGAATGGGATGGAACATAAAAGGGAAGAAGAAATATGAGATCAATTATGGAATAGACCTAATCAGAAGATACAAGCTGCATATCACAAAGGACAGTAGTAATGCAATTAAAGAATTAGAGAACTATAAATACATAGAAGATAGAAATGGAGATCCAACTAATAAGCCAGTTGATAAGTTTAATCACTTTTGTGATAGCTTAAGATATTCTGTAGTTCATAAACTATCATATCCTAACTATGGTAGGTATGCTATTAAATAAAAAAAGGAGGGAGACCTAAGCCTCCTCTCCTGTAATAAAACCAATTAATATGAAAAACATTACAATGAATCAACTAAGTTGGAAAGGATTAACAAACCAACTACTGCAATCCATAGTAATAAGGTAATTAACCAAACTGGTAGGTTAAAATATTTTTCTAAGTCTTTTAAATCTTTCATGTTAGTATCTGTATTTAGGATGTGTTTCACTAACAGAATCTTTACCTAATACATAAGCAAATTCTCTGTCATTAATAGAAACATATGTTGTTTCACTTAATTTTGATGTTTTGATTTTTCTCTTAAATGTATCTGTACCTTTATCTAAAATATTAGGAGTACAATCAATCCAATGATCATCACCATCTCTAGTTTGTTTTGTTTTACCAATACCAACTAATTCTACTTGTGTTTTACCAACTAATTTTACTACTTGATAAAATCTTACTCTAGTTTCCTCATATCCTCCTGATGAGTAAAGGATTGTTCCTTGTGTTATTTGTTTTGTGTTTTCCATGTTTTTCATATTTATAGTATAAATATAATACATTATTATAATATAACCAAACAATTAATAACTTTTTTTTTAAAACTTTTATTATAAAGTATTATATAAGTATGGAAATCACAATTAAAATACCTGAGAACCTGAGAGAAATAACTCTTGGACAATATCAGAAATACTTAAAGATGGAGAAGGAGAATAAAGATGAAACCTTTATAGCTCAGAAAATGATAGAGATCTTTTGTCAAACAAGACTAGATTATGTAATGAAAATGAGATGGAAAGATGTACAAGACATTACAGTAGACCTAGCTAATATGTTTGAAGCAGATCAAAATCTAAAGAAACAGTTTACAATGAATAGTACAACTTATGGTTTTATACCTAATCTAGATGAGATCTCTTTTGGAGAGTTTGTTGATCTAGATGGATGCCTACAAGATTGGCAAGAAATGCATAAAGCAATGCAGATCTTATACAGACCTGTTGAAATAAGTGTAAGAGGTAAGTATAATATAAAACAATATGATGGTGTTCTAGATGACAGCATGAAAGATATGCCATTAGAATATGCATTAGGTGCTGTTTTTTTTTTATTAAGTTTAGGGAAAGAGTTGTCAGCAATTATGATGGACTATTTACAGAGGGGAGTTCTGAAGGAGCATACACTTCTGAAGCAGGGTTTAGCAGAAAATGGGGTTGGTATTCATCATTTTACAAGGCAGCTCAAGGAGATGTTACAAGATTTGAACATATCTCAGAACTTAGGTTACACAAAGTCTTAATGTATTTAGAATATGAAACAGAAAAAACAACATTAGAGAATCAAAGAATAAAAAGAAAGTATGGCAACAAGTAGTAAAGTACAAAGAGGATTTTATTTAGTAGTACAAACTATTAAAGATGAGCTTATAAATAATCCTAATATTAAGACAGTTACATTTGGTGATATTACAGATGTAGATTTACAAAAACAAACAATGTTCCCATTAGGTCATATTATAATAGATAGTGTTTCTCATATAGGCAAAACTATGCAGTTCTCTTTTACAGTACTCACAATGGAACAGATAGACAGCACAAAGACATATGTAGATGATTTGTTTTTAGGTAATGATAATACACATGATATTTTAAACACACAACTTACAGTTTCTAACAAGTTAGTTACAAGACTAAGAGAGGGACAACTTTATGCTGATGGTTATCAATTAGTAGGTGATGCAACATGTGAACCTTTTTATGATAGATTTGAAAACATACTAGCAGGATGGGCAACAACATTTACTCTAGAGATATTTAATGATATAGATTACTGCTAATGAAATACAAAGAGACAGTTAAGGTATTAGAGGACTTTGCTAGAGAAGTAGTAAAAGGTGCTAGAAAGAATTTAAAAAAAAGAAAGGCATCAGGCAGTCTATCTAGATCTATTAAGAGTAATGTAAAAGTAAATCCTAAATCATTTGAGTTAGATTTTGAAATGCAAGGATATGGACAATATCAGGATGCAGGTGTAGATGGTAAAAAGAAAAAATATGGTAAAAGAAAATCAGGACTTCCTACATTTAGCTACAAAGATAAAATGCCTCCTCCTAAAAAGTTAGATAAATGGGTTGTAAGAAAAGGACTAAAAGGCACAAGAGATGCAAAAGGAAGATTTGTTGGAAGGAAAGCATTAACATTTATAATAGCTAGATCTATATTTATGAAAGGTCTAGAACCAACATACTTCTTTACTAATGCTTTTGATGCAGCATACAAAAAACTACCAAAAGAGTTTATAGACAAGTATGAATTAGACATAGACAACTTTTTAAAATTTACAACAAAATAATGGCAATATATTTAGCAAGACTTAGATCACCTTTTTTTATTGAAGAAACTTCAACAGCTACAACTGTAGGATCAGCAGACCTAACAATTACAATAGGATCATCAGATGTATATATTATATCAAAAGATACAGTAAGTAAAAAGGTAACACTAGAAGTAGCAGAGTTAATTAGAGACTATTTAGATCCTGTATGGGATGGTGTAGTACCATATTCATCAGCAGTTATAGCAAGTCAAACAGTAACAGCTACATTAAAGGTTGAGTTCTATGCTAATAATAAAGTAACAAGAGCAGCTAACTCATTAGCAGGTAATACTGATACACCAATATCAGGGCAAACTGTTACACACACATTACATGGGTTTGATGCTTACTCAGAATTTTTAGAAGGACATAATCATCAAATAACAAATGGTCAGTTAATGCAATCAGCTACAATTATGTATTTACCTGAAACTGGGAGTGCATATATACCATATGAAAATTCAACAGCTAATACAAATGCAGTAGCTTATCATGAAGTTGCAGACACAGTTGCAGATGGAACAGAAGTTACAGTAGGTGGTATTGGTATACTTATAAAAAGAATATGTGAACCTGTATTTGAAATAGTAAAAGTTGTGTTTATGAATAAGTTTGGAGCTTTACAAGAGTTTCATTTTAATAAAAAACACATGCTAACTTTAGGAACTACACAAGAAAACTATGAATCTATGTTAATGGGATCACAACTAAATTATCTATCTAACAATTTACCACACCAAAAATATGTTTATAATAAACAAGGAAATGAAACATTAGTCTTAAATACAGGTTATGTAGATGATGGGCAATTTGAAACAATAAAACAGATAATGTTATCAGAACAAGTATGGGCAAAAATAGGAACAACAATATATCCTGTAAATGTCAATACAAGTTCACTAACTAAAAAAACCAAAATAAATGACAGGTTAGTCAATTATCAATTAGAGTTTATGTTTGCATTTGATGTAGTAAATAATGTTAGATAATGAGCAAATTTCAGTTATATATAAACAATCAAAGAGTAGAGTTATTTAAAGATGAGAATGTAAGCCTTACAGAAACCATCCAAGATGTTAGAGATGTCTCTAAAGTATTCACAGATTTTACAAAACCTTTTACACTTCCTGCTAGTGATACAAACAATAAAATCTTTAAACATTACTACAAATTTAATTTAGTACAAGGCTATACATTTGATGCAAGAAAAAAGATAGATGCAAAAATAGAGCTAAACACAATACCATATAAAGAAGGTAAGATTGCACTAGAAGGTGTAGAAACTGAAAATGGTAAACCTAAAGCATACAAGGTTACTTTTTATGGTAACACAGTAAACTTAAAAGATGTATTAGGAGATGATCAAATAAGTGGATTAACATGGCTATCTAATTTTAACACTACATATTCTGCAAATGAAATAAATACTGTCATGACAACATCTACAGGGTTTTCTAAAACAGTAGAT